GTTATCGATAGATTATTTGAGAAAAAACACCAAGTTTTCAAATTAAACCGTGTTTTTTTGGAAGAAAATATTGATTTTTACACGAAAGCCTTAAAAAATTATGAGCAGAACTCTTGACAAATCAGGCTTAAAAAGAAGTTATCCACAGATTAAAATAAATATTCTCAAGGTATTGACATAGGGTGACACCCTAGTGTATAAGAATAACTATGATGGATAATTTGACCTTAAAAACAGATTATTCATTTACGGCAGGTTTATTAAACCACTTAAATGTTGCATTAAGCTCCGAGAAATCGGGGCTTTTTTTTATCGGAGAAAAGAAATGGCATGCAAAAAAGGCGGTAAAAAGAAATAGAGATTCTGAAACAAGTTCAGAATGACGAAAACGGGCGGCTATGCCTTTCTGGTCGCCCATCTCTTTGAAAGGCAAGAATATGATAATCGAAACAAAAGAAGGCAATCGCACTAAAATTAAAATTGTCCCTGATGATTATGAGGAAGAAAAAGGTTTCAACCAAAAAGACCTGACCACCTCTGAGAGAAAATCAATCGGGTACAGTGACATAGATTCAGACAAATGGAATAAAATATTCGCTTCGCCGAAAGGAAAGTAGAACATGACAGCCGGAAGACCACTTACATTTAACACAGCGGAAGAACTCGAAACCGAGATAAAACGCTACTTTGATACAATAGATGACTATAATTTAGCCTATAATAAAAACAAAGCTCCGACAACTGCAGGACTTGCTTTACATTTAGGTTTTGCTTCAAGACAAAGCCTTTATGACTACAAGGAAAGAGATGAATTTTCTTACATCATAAAGCGAGCCATACTGAGAATAGAGAGCTTTCACGAGGAAAACCTCGGAGAAAGCAATACGGCAGGGCACATCTTTTGGCTTAAAAATCACGATTGGAAAGACAAGTCAGAAGTTGAAAATAATATGGTTTTAAGAAAGGTGCAAATTGAGTTCGATGACGGAGACAATCAAGATACCGCAGAAGTTCAGACCTCTGCTGATGGATCATTACCGCAATAAACTTTATTGGGGCGGGCGTGCGGGCGGAAAGAGCTTTGCTTTCGCTGATTGTTTACTTATAAAAGGGGCTCAAAAAAAATTATTTATTGCCTGTGTTCGTGAAGTTCAGGAATCAATTAAGGATTCTGTTTATAAGCTCTTAAAAGACAGAGCGGAGTATTACGGCTTTGAAGAATATAGATTTTATGAGGACAGAATTGAAAACATCGCCACTGGGACGAGATTTATTTTTAAGGGCTTAAAAGACCAAAACACCCAGAATATCAAATCACTTGAGGGTGTTGATATTTGTTGGATAGAAGAGGGGCAAAGTATAAGCAAGAAGTCTTGGGAAGTCTTAAACCCGACAATTCGTAAACCTAACTCTGAAATTTGGATTTCCATGAACAGAGAGGAAGAAAACGACCCGATATGGAAAGCGGTCGCCGCGCATCCTGATGAGCGGACACTGGTCGTTAAGGTTAATTATTACGACAATCCACATTGCCCCGAGGAAATGAAATATCTTGCCGAGAAGTGCAAACAGGAAAGCCAAGAAGACTACGAGCATATTTGGTTGGGTGCGCCTGTTTCTCAAGGCTCAACGAAGCTCATCTCGTCTAAAGACGTGAGAGAGGCATTTATCCCGAAAATGTCGAGTTCGACATCTCCGTTAATATTGGGTGTTGATGTGGCTCGTTTCGGAGACGATAAATCGGTTATTTGCTATCGACAAGGGCGGTGGTGTTCTAAAATTGAGAGTTTTTCGCATTTAGATACCGTTCAACTGGCTAATCTGTTGACGAGCAAGATAAAAGATTTAAAACCGGCAAGAATATTTATAGACTTAGGCTCAATGGGGGCGGGTGTTTATGATATTCTTAATGACCGAGGATATGGCGACATTATCAGAGGTGTTAATTTCGGTTCTAAAGCCTTAAGCGAAGAACGTTACGCAAACCGCAGAGCGGAGATGTGGGGAGAAGCGAATGAGTGGCTTAAGCAAGAGCTTCCTGTTCAACTGCCTCATGATGATGAATTGTTAGATGACTTATGCTCCGTCAATAAAGGGTACGACACCCGAGGGAGACTATTATTAGAGAGCAAAGACAAGGTTAAAGAAAGAATAGGGCGTTCACCGGATAAGGCGGATGCCTTTGTTTTAACCTTTGCAGAGCCTGTTTATGATATAGGCAAGCCTAAAATGACAGGTCTCGGATATGTGAGCATTGAGGAAATGTTTCAAGCGACAACACCTCAAAACACAGGGTGGTAATTGACAAAAAACTGATTTTCAAAAATCAAGTAAAATCAAAAACTTAGTCAAACTCGCTCGGCTAGGGAAATACCACATTTAAGAAAGGCAATAGACAAAATGCAAAAAGCTATTATGGACAGAGTTTTTATAAAACTCGATGAAGTGAAAGGCACAATCTTAATTGATGACGACAGCGAGACCAAATCTGGTGTTGTTGTCAGTATAGGCGATGAGGTGAAATCGGTTAATATCGGAGACCATGTTGTATTTTTTAAGTGGGATGATTTGCCGACCTTAGAAAAAGGAATAATCGCCGTTCGAGAACGTTGTTTGTTAGGAAAAATCAATGAGTGAAAAATGGATAAACAGAATTACAGAGGCTGAGAAAAAGTGGGGAACTTATCACGAGCTGATTAAAGAGGTTCGTGACTATTACCGCAATTCTAAGAATAAAAATAAGCAAAATATCTTTTGGAGCTCCGTTGAGACCTTAAAGCCGTTTTTGTACTTTAAGCAACCCGTTCCTTACGTTGAGCGAAAAAATAAACAAAATAACCCTGTTGAGGATGTCGCTTGCAAGATTCTTGAGAAAGCCTTAATTTGGGACTTAGAAAGCCAAGATTTCGACGGTGTTATTAAGTACGCAAGAAATGACTTTCTTATCTCAGGATTAGGGTTGGTTTATGAGAAGTTAAATCCGACCTATGAGACAGTTGTCACTCAGGAAGAAGTTATTAACGGTGACATGGTAGAAATTCAAGAAACCGAGCAGGAAGTCTTAAAAGATATAAAGGTTGAAACAACCTATATCGACCCGAGAAAACTTATTTTTGATTGTGAAAATGTTTCAGTTTGGGAAGATTGCGCTTGGGTAGCTCAAAAAATCGACATGACAAAACAAGAGGTTTTGGATCAGTTCGGTAAAAAGTGGGCAGATAAGTTAATTGACCCGTCAGTAAAAGACGACGAGGACTCAAAGACCTGCGTGTATCGTATTTGGGACAAACAGGATAAAAAGATTATTTACCTCTCCAAAGAAATAAACGAAATCTTGCGAGAAGACGAAGACCTTCTTCAGGTTGATGGATTTTATCCGTTTCCGAAGCCTATTTTTGCCACACTGGCAAATGATGGTTTAATACCTGTTCCGGATTACAGCGAGATAAAATGTCAGCTTGATGAATTGGACGGTGTAAACTCTCGTATGAAACTTACCATGCAAGCCTTAAAAGTCAGCGGGGCTTATGACAGCTCTATGCCAAGCTTGGCTAATATCTTAAATAAAGATGTTACCCTTGTTGCTGTGAATGATTTTCAAAAGCTCAGAGATAAAGGCGGTTTTTCTGGGTTGGTGGACTTTGTGCCGATTGAGCAATATGTAAACACCTTGCAAGCCTTAGCTGAACGCAGACAAGCATTAATTGCCGCGATTTATGAGATTACGGGTGTTTCCGATATTATGAGGGGAAACTCAAACCCGGAAGAAACAGCGACAGCGGTCACAAAAAAGACAAACTTCGGCACATTAAGAAACCAAGACAGACAGAACAATTTTCAGCGGTTTTTAACTGACTTGTTAAAGATTAAAGCCGAGATTATCTGTGAGAAGTTCCCTGACGGAAAACTTGCCGAGTTTGCCGGAGAAATGAATCCTGAATTAGTTATGATGGCAATTCAGTTGCTCCGTTCGGATAAAATCAGAAACATGACCTTAGGGATTGAGACGGATGTTTCGTTTAATCAATCTGAGGAAATGGAAAAGACCACACAGGCGGTTGACCTGATCCACAAGATGATGACGGAAGCAAGCCAAGTTGTGATGACAAATCCGTCATTTTTACCTTTATACAAACAGATGATGGACAGCGTTGTTGTGACCTTACCGAGCGCGAGACAATTTACCAGTGCGATTGATGAGACATTTAATCGGATTCAAAACCAATTAGTACAGCCCCAGCCTGAACAGCCGAACCCTGATGTTATCAGAGCGCAAGCTGATATGGTAAGAGCTCAGGCAGACCAAGTTAAGAACCAAAACGAATTTGAGGTTAAACAGCAAGCCAACGCCATTAAAGAGCATGAGGTTCAACTAAAGGCTCAAATCGCAGAAGAGAAAAACGCACTTGCCAACAAAGAAATGGATATTCAAGAGGGTTTGAAGACGGCTGAGTTAGCAATCAAAGGCGAGACAAACGAAAATATTACAACTGGATATGCAGGGGCGTTTTAATGTTTAGAGAATTTCAGTTGCCTGACGGAACTTGGGCGGAAAGCACGAAAGATGTTGACCGCTATCTTGAAAAGACAGGTTCAGCTATGGCAAGTGATTACAGCGACGGTTATCGAAAGAGCCGTCGTTTTTTAATAGAAAAAGCCCGTGAAGATGACCTCAAAGCGGACTTCGTTCGAAACTACAGAAAGGAAATATGGTATAATGAGTGATTTAAGAGATGAACTCGAACAAAACTTTACTGCGGCGGAAACGCAAAGTGAAGTCAAAGCAGAAGAAGAAAACACCAATCCGACACCTGCAGAGCCGGAAGAAGTGATTGACGCTCCTTTAGCTTACAAACAAGAATACAAAGACAGCTTTAATACTTTGCCTTTGGATTGGAGAAAATATCTCGCTCAAAGGGAAAAAGAAGTTGAGCTTGGTATTTCTAAAGCAAACTCTAAATATAACTGGCTAGAAAACATCTATAATGCCCGCAAGGAAAACCTTGGCTTTAAGGATAGCAAAGAGTATATTGAAAACTTGGTTGCTATCGGCGATGCCTTAAACAGTGATCCGGCGGCTACGATTTCAAAACTCCAGTCGATATTTGGAATTAGCGAACAAAACAACGATGTAATGCAACGTCAAATTAACCAATTAAACCAAGCCTTACAGCAACAGCAAGCCTTTTTACAATCTCAGGAAGATGCACGTTTTATGAATGAAATTGCAGCTTTCAGAGATGCAAAAGATGCCGAAGGAAACGTTTTACACCCTTATTTTGAGGATGTACGTGCCGATATGGCGAATTTAGGGCGAGCCGGTGTTGGGACTTTGGAAGAAGCCTATGAAAGAGCAATTTGGGGAAACCCTTCTATCAGAGAAAAACTGTTACAAGCTCAAGCAAAAGCCGAGTTGGATAAAAAGGTAAAACAAGCCAATGAGGTTAAGCAGGCAAGCTTTGAACCGACCTCAAAAAGCACTCCGAAAGGCAAAGAGTTGACGTTGCGTGAAGAACTTGAACGTAACTTTGATAATTTAGGAGACTAAAAATGGCAGGAAATGTCAACTTTGATAATCTGCTCACGACTACTCTGGAATCACGCACAGGTAAGTTAGCAGATAACGTAACAAACAATAACGCTTTATTGGCGCGTTTGAAAGAACGCGGAAACATTCGTCCGATTTCCGGTGGTACTAAAATCGTTGAAGAATTGGAATACGGAGAGAGTGATTCTGTATGGTATTCAGGTTATGATGCCATCAACACCACAAATCAGCAAGTTTTCACTGCTGCCGCTTATGATTTGAAACTCTTAGCCGCTCCGGTCGGATGCTCCGGCGAAGAGTTGTTAAAG